TACTGCCCAATCCTCAAGGGCAGTGGTCAGATAGCTTTGCGCTTCCTTCTCCGATTGATGGTGAATCAGCACAGTCATCTGCACCTCGTACAGATTGACCGCACCTCCCCGCTTTTGTTTAAGTGTTAACTTAGCCATTGATTAGTTGTCCTCGTATGAGTGGGTGACTACGCCCATGGTCTTGATGCGGTACTTGTTCTCATGTCCCTCGTGCATATCTCCCTGCAAGCAGATGTGCATCTCGTACTCGGCAGTGTCCCGATGGTCATACAACGCCAAGGGTTTGCCGTTGCACAGAAGCAGGTACATACTGCGCGGTGCTTGCTCTTGTTGTTGTTGTTGTTGTCTTGCAGGCTCGAAGTCGAGCGGTGCGTATTGAACTTTTACTTTTCCCATAATGATCTCCTAGATGATGACCCACGTCTCCGTGGGTGCTTAGTTGCAAATGTGATTAGATGATGTTGTAGCCTGTAAGATACTCAAACGCCTCAACCTCTGACATAGCAGAAGTGATCGTCAAGCCCTCATGCTCGTCGTCGATGTCACCGAACTCATCGAAGCCATACTCACGATCAAGGAACTCAAGGTTCTGTGTGTGATATGTATCGACACGGCAGTCCATCGCCAAATAGTCATCCACGCCATCGTGGGTATTGACATTGCGCTGACGGGGCTTGGTAAGACGCAAAGTCTTGCGGACTGAACGAGGCATAGCCTGCATCCAGTCAGTTGCTTTCTCTACCTGCTTAACAGGTAATGCTGTAACAAACGAAACTATCATGATCTCTCCTTGTGGTTCCTGCAAAGGACACCGATTGGTGGAAACAAAACCCACGCATGCGTGGGAAGCTATTTAGGGTCGCTTGGCATCTACCTCCCGACCCAGACTCCAGTATAACATAACTTGACATATGAGTCAAGCAGTTAATAAAAAAAGTAGTTTTGTACGGCAGTTGGAGGCAGGGAAACTGTGCGCTGAGTTTTGTTCTAATGTTCTAGCTTGTTCTACTTTTCGTACTATGCTTATAGAACGGATTTTGGGGGGTACGTGTTCTCTAAGTTGTTGTTTTTATTAATTATTTTATAAAAAAATATATAGTTGTTCTAATGTTCTACGGAAAATGGGTATATGCCTCCCTTTTTCGGTTTTTTTGCTTTTTACGTTGCATTGGCTGAGAAGGTCTTGATCTTTGCAGTTTTTGCCAAGTTTCCCCATCCTACCCAAAAAACGTAGAACATTAGAACAAAACCTCCGCAACCCGCATGGATCCTCACTTTTCTTGTTCTAACTATGCTTTTAAAAGTAGAACATGTTCTAAAAAAACACGGAACAAACCATGCAACCTATCAGTTCTGAAAACGGTAGGCGATGCAAAGCAATTCCACGCATGCGTGGGACGCTAATTAAGAGCCTTGTGCGCCCTCGCTATGCCACGCTACCTCGCGCGCTCGCTCTTAATAACTGGTTTCAAATTTGGAAGGCGAAAAAAAACCCCTGACCATTTCTGATCAGGGGCTTGGCTAGCAACAATGTTATTTGTTGTATGTCGTCCAGAATGCTTTTACGGCAAGGGCATACTTTGCACTATTGGCCGTAGCGTCTCTTTTCGCTTCTTTCACTTTCACAGATTTCGTTTGTGCATCGAATATCTTTTCCATTGATTCATTGAAAAACAATGTAGTGCGTGTTGTCGATGTCCCTGTGCGCTTGGCTAGGATCTTTTTAGCAGATCGTTTCAGATCACCTAATCGATTAGAACAGTAATCTGCCACATCGTCTCGGATCACTTTTACGATCCCATGCAAGGCAGGGTTTGTGTTTTTCAGTTTGCCAAATTCCTGCGATGAATAGGCAAAGGCATAAGCGACGCCGATTTCTACCTTCTCTACCTTTTTGTTTTTGTTTTGTTCCTCTGTGGCTAGCACATAGTGATCGTTAACAATGGCGTAGACCTTGGCAGGGTGTCTCTCGCTATGACGCAGACGATAGCCCTCATAAAGTGATTCTCTGTCCTCTGTGGAAATTTCCTCTGGAAAGCCCTTGATGTTGTCCAAGGCAAATTCGCCCTGTGTCTCTAGACTGTCCCCTGTCTGGGCTTGTTGATAACCCAGATCCTTCAACGATGAAAATGTAGACATAGCGTCTCCCAAAAAAGTTAAACAAATATCGCTAGATGAATTTCTATGCGATGGGTGAACAATAGCAAATGTAGCGTCTTAAGTAAAGTCTCACGAGGGGATGGGACGCTATTTAAGGGGCTTGTCACGCACGCACGCACGCCACGCTCTCGCGCTAGATAACTGGTTTCAAAAAAGGCAGGCGAAAAAAAACCCCGCAAACCTTTCGGCTTGCGGGGTTCGGGCTAATTACTTAGCTTCGGAGTGTTTCCACTTCACCATGAAAGCCACTTTGGCTTCATTCCAACGCTTGTCGTCAGCGGTTTTGTCACCACGATTCTTAGCTGATATCAGCCTAGTTGGTGCGGCTTCTTTGAACCAATCTTCAATGAACTCTCCAAAGTTCTTGTTGGCGGTTCTTGTTTGCCCCTCTTGACCCTCTTTAAGAATCTTCGTGGCGGCACGTTTTAGATCGCCCAATCGGTTTGAGCAATACGTGGAACACTTCTCTCTGATCTCTTTCACTAGAGCGTGGAGAGCGGGGTTAGTGTTTGCCAACTTACCGAACTCTTGTGCTGAGTAACTGTAAGCATATGGAACACCAATGTTGACTTTCTCAACCTTGTCGTTCTTGGCGTGTTCCTGAGTAGCAACTACGTAGTGGTCATTAATGACCGCATACATCACTTCAGGCTTGAGCAAATTGAACTTCATACGATAACCCTCGTACAGTTCGTCTTTGGCTTCGGTTGAGATCTCTTTTGGGAAGTCTTTGACTTTACCCAATACGTAGCGGGCTACGTCTTCAAGAGTCTTAGCGGCTCCAGCTTGTTGGTAAGCTGAGTCTTTCAGTGAACTGAAAGTAACTTGCGTGGCGGATTCCACGACTTTTGCGGCTGATTTTGCCATGTTCAAATCTCCATAAGAATGAACGATTGATAAAACACTGGGGGCTGAATTGCTTCCCAGTGACGTAACAATACTCTAGTGGAGGGTCTTAAGTAAAGTTCCATGAGGGGGTGGGTCACTATTTAACGCTCTTGTCACGCTCACGCACGCAACGCCCTCGCCTTAGATAACTGGTATCAGGGACGCGCTCTAACTACAATAGGTGGCGCGATGTGACGGCAAAAAGAAAAGGGAGCCGAAGCTCCCTTGGTCACCGCTTGAAGTAGTCGACAGGCAACTTACTAAACGGAATGTCATCAAACTTAGCGCAGAACATTGCACGCATCACTTGATTGTTAACTGCCATCTTAAACATCCGATGGTTCTGAAGGAGACTGAACTGTCGCTTCTCCTTCACCGCTTCCCAGGTAGCGTGGCGGACCCAAGTCCGCCATGCATTTGATTGACCAACTGTCACGCTGTCTCAAGCTCAAGCAACATCTGTGGTGTCCAGTAGGTGTCAAGCAACACCTCGGCTGGGTAGCCTTGAACACCACACATCATTAGGCTGATGATGATCATCTGCTTACTAGATCTACCATGATCTTCAGCCAATGCCTTGGTGACTTTCTTGTAGTGCTTTGCACCCCAGTAGTCTTTGATGTCCGACAAAGCTTTCTGCTTTGTCTCTGCTGACCCGATGTCAGCGTACGATATCTCATAGCTCATGCTATCTCCTTTGTTAATGAACGAGACCGCATCCCTGCGGTTTCGGCTACTAAAGCCTCATCAGTCGTCCTTGTGTTTGATCTCAGGCAAGATCAATGTAATCAATATCGTACTGATTACCAAACCTATCAACCCAAGCCACATACCTTGTGGTATCAACATGGATAACGACAGGGCGAAGATGATCGTGTTGACCACCAAAGCTAGACCTAAGTACATAGTCTCTCCTTAAGAGAGGGGCCGAAGCCCCTCGTGTTACCGCTTGTAGCGAACTGCTACTGTCTGACCAAATACGTTGGTCACCTTTGCAAACACATCCTTGTTAGGATATGAATACAACCATTGCTTAGCACTGCTAAGTGTCCAAGCCTTGTGAGTCTTAGTAAGCTCACCCCACTGTACTGTTACTGTGTACATACAGTCCCCTTTCAGAGAATCTGCTAGGCACTATTGCTTTGCATTGAGTACAGTATGTGGTATATAGGGCTATAAGTAAAGTTTGACGGGGGGAGCCCCCATCCCCCCACCCCCCAAGACCCTCAATGGGTCCCCCCTCGTACCCCATACCCCCTAATACGCACAAATAACCCCACATTTTTTCAAAACTCCCCGCGAATTACACAGGGTCCCTCATCCATAATTGTTAGAAAATCCCGTCCATCCTGTCCAATTACACACGACCGTCTCTTCAAAACACGTGGCAAGCCTGGCAAGCCCCCCTCCAATTACACACCCCGGGTACGCAGAAAATATATTTTATGTAAAGTAAAATTTGGATCGACTGTCAGGTGTAATTCATTAGAACCCAATATCCACGCGGCTTCCCAGCCATCAAGGTACGTTTCGGCAAGAAGTACTTATTGCCATTTCAATCCCTTTTCTGTCACCCCACCCCCTGTCCAAATTACACACGACCGTCATGTCTTGGACTTCTTGGACACCCCCGGGTAGGATTCCTAACCTCCCCTTGCACAAAGATATATTTATGTGTTACATTTGCGCAAACTGCCGAAGGAGCCTTCGCTGACATGGATGAATTAGTACCGCACATCGAGGAAAACATTCCTTTGCCACAGAACGCTAAAGAGGCGTTCCCTGATCTGTCGCCTGCTGAAGAATTGCAGATGCGAGCTAATGTCATCAAATTAATGTCTGACCTTACGGGTCAGCAGATATCTCCCACCAAAGATAATGCCGCACAAGCTACAGAGTTAGCTCGTAAGATGGCGGCTGATCCTACTCATAGACCAGAATTTGCTAACTACCCTAACGAAACTTTAGCGTTTCTTGCAGGTATGGTCGCGCAGATGAACGTATCAATCGTAGACGAGTTGTCCGATCTAAAAATGTACGTAGTTAATAAGTTGGTTGCGGAAGTAGAGAACGCACGAGACCCAAAAGTAAGGGTTGCAGCACTATCTAAGTTAGGTGAAGTAGACGGCGTAGACGCTTTTAAGAAACGCTCAGAAGTTACACACAAAATTCTATCTGCCGAAGAGGTAGAAAAAGAACTTTTAGAGACCTTACAAAGCTTAGAAAGTAAGGTCATTGACGTTGAAGCGCGCGAAGTAATAAAGCAAGATGCAAAAACTAACGCCTGAAGCTATTTTTAAGCTGCGACAAGCCTTGCCAGCCATGCCTGACAAGCAGAAAAGACGTACGCTTGAGCTTCTAAAACAATACGATGCACAGATGACCCAGAGTTTGGGTAAGGAGAGCTTCCTTGATTTTATCAACCACGTCTATCCGGGCTATAAAGTGGGACCTCACCACCTTAAACTTATTCAAATTTTTGAAGATATCGCTGCAGGTAAGAAAAAACGGGTTATTGTTAATATCGCTCCGCGACATGGTAAATCAGAACTTATATCCTATCTCGCTCCTGCCTGGTTTTTGGGTAAGTATCCACAGAAAAAAATCATCATGGGTTCCCATACGGCAGATCTGGCTGTTAACTTTGGCCGTCGTGTGCGTAACCTCGTTGGATCGGAAGCTTATAAGGGCATATTTCCGCAAGTAGAGTTGCAATCTGACTCTAAATCTGCGTCAAGATGGGGGACAAACTTTAATGGCGAATATTTTGCTATTGGTGTTGGGGGCGCTCTTGCTGGTAGGGGTGCTGACCTTTTTATTATTGACGATCCACACTCTGAACAAGAAGCCAAGACAGGTAGACCTGACGTTTTTCTACCTGCTTGGGAGTGGTTCCAGTCTGGCCCTCTTCAGCGTCTTATGCCAGGCGGCGCTATTATCATTGTTATGACTCGTTGGTCTAAATTAGACCTGACGGGCATGATTGTTCAGCAAACTGAACGAAATGAAGACGTAGATCCGTGGGAAGTTGTTGAGTTTCCTGCAATTAAAGACGACGGACAGGCACTTTGGCCAGAATTCTGGGATGTTGAGGAGCTTTTATCAAAGAAAGCAGCCTTAGATATTCGTTATTGGAACGCACAGTACATGCAGAAGCCTACTTCAGAGGAAGGGGCGCTGATTAAACGTGAATGGTGGCAAATTTGGGATAAAGAAGACCCTCCCGAATGCGAGTTCATCATTATGTCGCTCGATGCTGCACAAGAAGCCACTAATAGGGCTGACTATAACGCGTTAACGACGTGGGGTGTGTTTTATAACGAAGAAACCAACAACTTTGCCATCATATTGCTCAATGCCATCAAGAAAAGGATGGAGTACCCAGAGCTTAAAAAGCTGGTACTTGAGGAGTACAAGGAGTGGCAGCCTGATGCGTTCATGGTAGAGAAAAAATCTAACGGATCGGCGCTATATCAAGAGTTTAGACGCATGGGCGTGCCTGTAGGGGAGTTTACTCCGGGCAAAGGACAGGACAAAATAGCGCGTGTGAACGCAGTGTCTGACTTATTTGCATCCGGCATCGTGTTTGCGCCAGACCACCGGTGGGCTAAGGAAGTCATAGAAGAGTGCAACGACTTTCCAGCTGGCACCAACGACGACTTGGTGGACTCTACAACGCTTGCGCTGTTAAGATTCCGGCAGGGTGGGTTTTTACGACTTCCGACAGATGAGCCGGAAGATAATTTTCTAAAACAGTATCGCAAAAAAGCTGCGTACTATTGAAGCGGAACAACTTGTTGGGCCGCGCATTACTAAGGATACATCATGGCGACAAATATAGATAAAGCTCTGTACGAGGCTCCTCAAGGACTAGATCAGTTGGGAGAAGCAGAGGAGCCAATCGAAATTGAGATTGAAGACCCCGAGGCAGTGCGCATTAAAGCAGGGGACGTAGAGATTGAGATTGAGCCAGAAGAAGATGATGACGAGTTTAGTAAAAACTTAGCTGAAGATATCCCTGATGATGTTCTTGCTACACTTGCAGGCGAGTTGATTGGAGATTACGAGGCTGATGTATCTGCTCGCAAAGATTGGGTACAAACTTACGTTGATGGCCTAGAACTATTAGGCTTGAAGATTGAAGAAAGAACAGAGCCTTGGCCCGGTGCTTGCGGCGTGTATCACCCACTGCTTACAGAAGCGGTTGTGAAGTTCCAAGCTGAGACAATGATGGAGACATTCCCGGCGTCTGGTCCTGTCAAGACTAAGATCATCGGCAAAGAAACCCCCGAGAAGAAAGACGCAGCGGAGCGAGTTCAAGAAGACATGAACTACCAGCTTACTGACGTGATGAAAGAGTATCGTCCTGAGCATGAGCGCATGCTCTGGGGCTTGGGCCTTGCTGGTAACGCGTTCAAGAAGGTGTACTACGACCCATCGCTCGGTCGTCAGGTGTCTATGTATGCGCCAGCAGAAGATGTGGTCGTGCCTTACGGTGCTTCAAGTCTTGCTGATGCAGAACGTATCACGCACGTTATGCGTAAGAATAAGAACGATCTTAAGCGACTACAGCATGAGGGTTTCTACCGTGATATTGACTTGGGTGAGCCTACCCAAACAATGGACGAAGTTGAGAAGCGTATTGCAGAAAAGATGGGCTTTCGCGCAACGCAAGATGATCGATTCAAACTCTTGGAGATGCAGGTCGACTTAGACCTTAAAGGCTATGAGCATAAAGACGAAGACACAGGCAAAGAGACGGGGATTGCGCTCCCATACATCGTCACGATTGAGAAGGGTACAACGAACATCCTTGCGATCCGCCGCAACTGGGAACCGGACGACGACCTCTGCCAAAAGCGTACGCACTTCGTCCACTACGGTTACATTCCCGGGTTTGGTTTTTATAATTTTGGCCTTGTCCATCTTATTGGTTCTTTTGCTAAATCTGGTACTTCTATTCTTCGTCAGTTGGTTGACGCTGGAACTTTATCAAACCTCCCCGGTGGTTTTAAGACTAGAGGACTTCGCACCAAAGGTGATGACACCCCAATCTCCCCCGGCGAGTTCCGTGATGTAGACGTTCCTAGCGGCACGATGCGTGACAACATCATGCCCCTGCCATACAAGGAGCCATCACAGGTCTTGGCGGCGCTCTTAAATCAGATCATTGATGAAGGTCGCAAGTTTGCGGGAGCTGTAGAGCTGCAGACATCGGACATGAGTGCGCAAGCACCTGTAGGCACTACGTTGGCTATCCTTGAGCGTCAGCTCAAGACGATGAGTGCTGTTCAATCTCGCATCCACTACTCGATGAAACAAGAGTTCAAGCTCTTGAAAGCGATTATTCGAGACTATACGCCACCTACGTACAGTTACGAGCCAGAAGAAGGCGGTCGTCGTGCGAAGCAGTCTGACTACGACCAAGTTGACATCATCCCAGTGAGTGATCCCAACGCGGCGACGATGGCTCAGAAAGTTGTTCAGTATCAGGCTGCGCTGCAGCTTGCGCAGACAGCTCCTCAGTTGTATGACTTACCTCTCCTGCATCGTCAGATGCTCGACGTGTTGGGTATTAAGAACTACCAGAAACTTGTGCCGATTCATGACGACATGAAGCCTCGTGACCCTGTTACAGAGAATCAGAACATGCTCAATAACAAGCCTGTTAAAGCGTTCCTGTATCAAGATCACCAAGCTCACATAGCTGTTCACATGGCCATGGCTCAAGATCCTCGTATCCAACAGATGGTTGGACAAAACCCTCAATTAGCGCAGCAGCTTATGGCGGCAGGTTCAGCTCACATTGCTGAGCACTTGGGTATGGAGATGCGCAAGCAGATTGAGCAGGCTATGGGTCAGACGTTGCCTCCGTATAACGAAGATGCGGATGAAGTTGATATGTCTCCAGAGATGGAGGTTCAAGTGTCCCAGATGGCGGCGCAAGCAGCTCAGCAACTCTTACAGCAAGCTCAACAACAAGCTCAACAGAAGAAGAATCAGCAGATGCAAGAAGATCCGCTCATTCAGTTGCAGCAGCAAGAGCTTCAGATCAAAGCAGCCGAGCAACAACGTAAAGCGGCTAAAGATCAGGCGGATGTCATGCTCAAGCAAGCCCAGCTTCAGATCGAGCGTGAGCGAATTAACGCACAACAGGAGACTGAAGGCGTGAAGATTGCGATGAAAGCGCAGGCTGACAAACAGCAGCGTGATCACACGCACGAGCAGGCGGGCTTTACAACCGGCATGGAGTTACAGAAGCACCAGATGATGCTGGCTAATCAAGAGAGGATTGCCCGCATGAATGCGGAGAGCCGATCAAAACAGCAGAAGCCAAAGGAAGGTAGCTGATGTACCAAACTAGACAAGCGATGGATCTTTTGATTCAACAAATTGATGCAAGCATCAAACAAATCGAGGAAGACTTAGGAGCCAAATCTGCTAAGTCTTACGAGGAGTACTGCAATAAATGTGGGGTCATCACAGGTCTACTCACAGCTCGCAGAAACATTACAGACCTGACAAAAAACTTGGAGAACTCGGATGAGTGATTTACCTACGCTGGACTTGAGCAAGGTTGTTGATCTATCAGCACTGATGCACAAAAAAGCGGAAGAGAAAGCAAAACAGCTACCAAAGCCAACAGGCTACCGCATCCTGTGCGCAA